CTGCCCAACCTAAACAACTCAACAAAAAAACAAAATTACAAACATGCCTCACTACAACCACACATACAAACAACAAACAAACAAAAATACTTCCAATAACATTTTAAAACAACAAGCCCCCTTCATCAGGTGTAAAAATCACCTGATGAAGAAATATGGGAACATGACTGACGAGATCAGCTTTATTGACAAACAAATAAAAGATCTTTTAGCGTCAGGCAATAAAAAATCTATATTAGATATAGCGTCACGTCATTGGCTTATTGTTAAAAACTTGAAAAAGTTCAATAAGGTAATAAAAAAAATAATCTTCTCTATTACCATGAATCCCATATATCAATTTATAAATGAAGAAATTGAAATTTTAGAAGAAGATTTTAAAAAAAATACTGATTTGTTAAAACAAGTAATCTGTTATTATGTTGATGAAGACAAATCATTTGATAAAAATTTATATGAAGAAATTTTATCAAATTGTGTAACATTACCGACATTTCAGGTCTTAATTGATGATTACGAAGAATTAATGCAAAATAAAAACAATTTTAGCGCGTTAAGCCAGCATAATTTTTTTGTTGAATTATTAAAAATAAACTTGAATGATATAGAAGATGTTAAAAACAGTTTGCCTGACAAAAATGTTATTACTTTAAACAATAATTCAGAATTAATAAATGAATCATTGACGGAATTTAATTATGATGAAAACATAAATACAAACACAATTTCAGATAAACCTGACATAGTTGAAAACGAAACTGAAAACAAAAATAATGATCAGGAATATTATATTGGCATGTCAAAAGAAACTTTTAACAATTTATGTGAAAATTACTTAGATGATATAACTTTAATTGATGAATATGAAAATTTTATTGATATACCATTAGGAGAAAAAGGAATTGAAATTAACACCCTTTCTGAAATGGTCAGTTTCAAAAGATATGAAGATTCTATATTTTGCGACATATATTGGGTTAAAGACAATTATTATCATTTAGATGAAATTGACAACAATGACAATGATGGTGATTACCTTGTCATGGACGAAGCTTTAACTCAAATTGAAGAAGGAAACAAATTTGGAATTTATTATGATGAATTAGTTGTCAAACCAGTTGAAACTGATGATAGTAATGAAAATAAAAGTGAAACAATATTATTAATTGAAAATTTTTTAAAAACAAAGAAAGACATCAATATGAGAATTAAAAGTAATGGTTTTGTATTGAACATTTTTGAACTCAAAAATCAACCAAAAAAAATAATAACCTTTATGGAAAATTTAGCTTATGCACATTATGATGTAACAACACTTAAAAATTATAAAAATGTGCCTTATGATTATAATTTCACAGGGTATGCTACCGAAGCGTTATTAAACTTAAGTTATTTTGAATTATTAGATGAAATACGTGAACCTTATGAAAAACCAAGAAACAAGATTTCTGTTAATGAATATAAATATAATAAAAATATGATTGTAGGAAGTGATGAAGAAGGGTATTGTTTCTTAGATTTATTTTTTGAAACATACACTCAAGGTGATGATTGGTCAGTTAGAGATGACACTTGGAGAGAATTTAGAGATAGAGCTGTTAAAATGGCTAAAGAGATGGGTTTTGCTTCTGAAATGGACTTACAAGAATTGGCCAGTTATATTAAAGATGAGGAATGCTTAGCAACTTTAGATATAATGAAACAGCCTGACGATCGTTTGCATATTTATCAAATTAGAAAACATAATTATAGATTAAGTGATTTTACAGAAGAATCAAAAAAAAATAGCACCACTTATGAAGCTGTTTTAGCAGGTGTTAAAATGCAACAAGAAATGACAGAAAACCATATTAAAAAATTAAAATATCAAGATTTGGATATAGAAGACAGAGAAATTTTCACAAGAGACAGTTTGGTATGGTGGTGTAATGAAATGAAAATCAGAAATGAAATGCCTCCTGACTCAGGTTATAGTGAGGAGTTTCCTAATTTGTTTTACATGGGTACCGATGAAAACTTAATTAAAAATAAGTTACATTACAATTTGAATTGCAATGAAAACATTTTAGAAACTACAAATTCTGAAAAAGTTGTTGATACAGAAATCAAAAATTCTAAATATAAACTATGTAATGCCAAAGTTGGATACATAACTGAACTTGAAGACATAGAAGAAACATTTATACAAACTGTTCAAGACAATTTAAATAAAAATCGAACTTTTGCAGATAAAATACATGATTATGATGCAGAAGCTTTAGACAGATATTTTAAAGCCAAAAGCAAAAAAACCTTTTATATATCAGGAAACCCAAATAAGGAAGCACTTCAATTTTTGCAGACAACTTTTTCTCAATTCAAACTAATAAAATCAAGTTCCACACCAAGGCCTCATGCAGTACACAGTAATTCAAGGAATTTGATAGAAAAAGAAATATTAAATTTTTATGGTGAAAATGCCGCTGTGTTTGATTTAGGAGGAAATTTTTACAGACACATTAAAAATGGAAATTTTAATGTTCATAGTTGTTTTAGAGTCAATGATCATGAAGAGGAAGCAAGAAAGATTAAAATGCTTGCTAATTTGCACAATTATATTATCAAAAAACGCAAAAAATTGTCTGAATTAAGACTGGAAGGAACAATCAAACCTGCTCAAAAAGAATTAGAAGCAAAATTGAGTCAAATTAACATAAACAATCAAAATTATTTTTGTTTTAATTCAGGACATGAATGTAAAGGAGAAACAGTTTCCAATGTGAATTATGGTATGAGCATTGATTCATTATATGATGTAACAATGGAACAACTTGCTGAGTGGCATATTAGTAAAAAAATAATTATGGCAACACATGCTTTGACTTTACCTTATGATTATCATTTCAAAGATGAAGGTAAATTAATGTTTAATGAAGGTTATTGGCAAAAAAACAATGGAAATTTAATGTTAACTTTTAATGGTCAATCCAATGTGTACACTAACAAATTGGAAAATATAAATAAACTTTTGGAAAAACCATTGCATGTATTCAAAAATTTTGGAATATATGTCAAATCTGAAGGCTATAGAGGTATTCATTTAATTGTTACAACATATATAATTGATAAAAAATATATTAGAGATGAAATGATTAATCATACCATCTGGCTTACACCAGATACAAATTTAGTACATTATAAAGTTCCAATAGTGGACCCTACATCAACTAAATCATTATTAATGTCAGAACCCTTTAAAATTATTAATGTTTTAATTAATTTGGACATGTTAACTTTATTAGAAAATAAACTATTAGCTCACAATTTTTCATTTAATCAATTATTAGAGTATGCAAGAAGCTTAAAATTTAGTGTTTATCACACAAGTACAGGTAGAGTGAGTCGGTTCACACAGGATGTTGATGAAGTCTTTTATCATGCAACAATTGCATGGAACAATCATCATAAAATATATGCTTCTTTAATTCCCGCTATTAAGTTAGCTGACAATTTCAATAGGGAACAGACTTATATAAAAGCTTTAAGTGATGCAATGTTAAATTTTGGAAAATCTGTTATCAATAGTGTAGATCCTACAATGTCTGATGAATTTGTTTTGAATGACTTTGTTAATATGTTTAAAAATACTGAACAGCCATTATTTAATATTAAAAAACTCAAAAGTTCTGATTTTATGCCATTTTATGACGTAATAAATAGAATTGAAAATGGTTGCCATTCATACATAACACAAAGTAAAGCCACAGTTTACAATTCAACTCTTGAAAAAACATTTGACATAACGGATTTATTCAATGATGATTCAGCAAATAAAACTGCTTTTGATGACATGGCAAAAAATTTCAAAGGAAAAACCAAACTTAAAAAAACCGTAACTTGTACACCAAAACAACAATGTAAGCATGTGCATTATAACTTAGATGAACATGTAGATCCTTTTTCATTATATGCTATTATTGATGATTGCAAGTGTTGTGGAATAAAAAGTACTTTAATTGGAAAATTCTGTTATATTTGCACTAAAAATGTGAGATGTAGACCTAGTTTATTTTGTCCGCACAAACATAATTTGATTACTGATCATTGTTGTGGCAAACAAAATTGCATGTGTGAAAAAAAATATTTGTGTGATTGTTGTAAAGAAAAATCATTATTTAAAGAATGCATTGTTTGTGTTGAAGGCAATTTAAATGAAGGTATGAATGAAAATCAAAAAAATGAAAAACAAAAAAATAAAAACGAGGAAAAAAACAAATCAGAAGGTCCAAAGAATGACTCAAATAACTTTGAACGTGGAGAAAGAGATTTTCAAGATTTTGATGAAGACATTAATCCAAATAGGAAAAAAACTCAAGAACCAGAAAGAGAAACATTGGAAACTGAAAATAAAAATGTGTTTGAACAAATCAATACCCTTTACAATATTGATAAAAAAAAATATAAAAAATTGAACAAATTTTCTGTAGATAGCAGTCATGAAAGTTACTTTATTAATTATATTAATGTAATTTTATCTTTGTGTGAAAATGATGATAATGAAATAATTAAAAAATATGAGTTAAATGATTTCATAAATGAAGATGGAGTCAATTTTTATGAATTATATGATGTTAACAGCAAAATTACTACTAATGAATTACAGATGTATTCAGATGTGGTTAATAAACTTTATAAATATTATGTAAAATTATTAGATGAAGAATTTAATCATGAAGAAGAAACATCAAACTCCAATTCAGCATCAACATCATCAGTTTCATCAGAGGAAGAAAATAAACAAGATTTTAAGGAAAAAGAAAAAAGTGATCAAGCTATTGGGAAAATAAAATCACAAATTGAAAAAATTATTGAAGACAATTTAATTTTTTCACCATATATACCATTAAAAGACAAACCCAATGTGAAACAATCATATGGAAATATCAATTTTGGTGGCATTACATCTGATTACGATTATGAATCTGTAATCAACTCATTTGATGAAATAGATTTGAGTATAATAGAAAATTACTTAAAAGTTGATTATTCAGTTTTTGAAGATTATCATGTTGATTTTGACTTCACCAAAAATTTTGGAGAATTTTGTAATTATGAAGGATATAATGGTGAACTGTTAACAAAAAATTATTATCAATCAAATGAAAACCCTAATAAAAAAATTATTCTAGCTAAATGTGTGCCAACAAATTTGATGACAGTTAAATATGTCTTGAGTAAATCTGAACGTGCAGATATACTGTTGCCAGGAATAATGAGATGTTTCAATAGCTTTTTAAATGAAAAAACAGAATTTTTCCACACGACCTCTACAGTTGAATTATGTTTATTGTTGGTTTTAATTTGTTGTAAAGCCATTAAAGATGAGGAGTCTATTAATACTATTTTGGAATACACAAACCTCTATAAAACAGGGAAAATAGAAGAAGGCCATGAACAAATAGCTTTGTTGGATTTACTTAAAAATCTGCATCCCCAAATTTCAATAATTTTAAATCCTTTTATATTTTATTATGATAAAGCAAATAATTTTCCTCATGTAAAAACGTATGTTAAAGAGATTTACCAGCAATTAATGACTTATATCAAAACTGTTACGTTAAAAGCAGATCAAATTTATGAAATCATGGAACTAGAAACGAAATTATTAACTCTAGTCCAATCTACAAGTGAAGAAAATAATGAGAAAGAAAATAATGAGAAATATAATGATACAAGTAATAACAAACCTGAAAACATTATAAACGAAGAAAAATTAAACACTGTTGAGTTTGAAATCTCAACATTAAACAGCAGCATGTTGATTTATGAAGTAATTGAAAAACTCAATGTTGGAGAAAAATTAAAATATAGCGTTTTTCCAAATTTAAAAATAAACAGGTTTTTCAGGCTGGGAAAAGTAGAATTAACTCATCGAGAGCCAACAGTTGGTGATGGAAAATGCGGGTGGCATGCTTTACAAAAAACCTTTAAATTGAATGATAAAGCTTATGATCAACTTTGTTTTTTGACTAGGAAAACTGAATTTTATGATACTAATGATCTATTGATGTTTGCCATATCAAATAATTTGAACTTGTGTGTTTTAAGCGTAGAACATTCCATTGGTATTAAAAACAATGAATCAGATTATTTTGGTGTAATATTACATAGTAGAGCCATTAAAAAAGATTATTCTCATTTTGAAAGTGTTAACATTAAACCAATCACTTATTGCAATGATTTATTACACAGTAATGTTTTGGATTATGAATTGTTTAAAGAATTGACTTTTTTTCTGTCTAAAAACACCGTATCACTGAATATAAATGACTATGAAGTTGATAATGAATTCAAAGATTACATAAATTTCAGATTAGATGTTTCAGCAGATTTAGTTTCTTTCAAACAAAAAAATTCTTATCTTTCATTTAAATTCGATGACAATTTGCATTTGGAAGGAACATTAAATCCAGATAATGCTACAAATTATAAATCATATGTGAAGCAGTTAGATAGTAAAGTGTTTTTAAACACAGCATATGCAGGATTTGGTAAATCTTTGTTCTATTGGGAAAAATTTTGCGAAAGAGAACATTGCATGATTGTGGTTCCAACAAAAATTGCTGTTATAAAGTTGAAAGAATCATTAGAAAATTGTTATGGAAATAAAGTTAAAATTTCATACAACATTGATTCACAACTCATTAAAAATTACCAAACTGATGACAAACCTGATATTAACATTAGAACTTATGGCTCATTAACAACTTATTTGCATTACAATCCTGAAAATTATATCAAAAATTTAATGTTAGATGAAATTCACACATTGACACCTGAATATTTACATATTTACGAATTAATTATTGAAAAATTAGGAAAAAATCAAATAGGCAAATTAATGCTTTGTTCTGCAACAATTAATGAAGATTTAACATTGCACAAAAGCAAAAGCTCAATAAAAATACATGAATATAGGTACTTTGATTTAGAAGAAATATTAAATGACATAGATTATATTAATGAGAAAACTATAGTGGTTTTTAGGTCTACAAATAATGCAAATTTTTACAGCTCAAGGCATCCACATACAGTTGTTGATAGTAAAATATATTCAAAAAATCCAAACATTTTCAATAATAATACAGCTACAATATTTGATTATGAAACTGAAAAGGAAAAATTAACACCAAGCCGTTTATATTTTGTTACAGATTTTATTGAATCTTCAGTTACAATAACTGATTTGATTAATGTGATTGACACTGGAAAAAGATTAAGAAAAGATATTACATTGAACAGAATTGTTAAAAATTCAAATATTAAATTGATTCCTGAGGATTATCAATGGCACAATAAAATACAAGCAAGACATAGAGTGGGCAGAACTAAACCTGGCAATTATTATGGTTTAATTTATTATAAAGAAAATAATTTTAATTTATTAGAAAGCATTGAATTGTGTGCATTCACAAATATTCCTATAGATGAAAAATATAAAAGTGATATTAAGACATTTATAGAAACAGATTTTGTATTACAACCAGAAGATGTTGATGAAATAATTAAAACATATGAAGATATAGATGGAAATTCAATTGATGTGGATAATAATAATGCTGAAGATTGGAAAGAAAGTAGAAAAGATTTTTATAGAAGTTTAAATAATGTCAACAAAAATAATCCTGAATTTACACAGTATAATATTGATGAATGTGTTTATTTGAGTGAAAGAGTGAGCACAGAAAAAGGAACAATTACTGATACAATGAGAGAAAATTTTGATTATATGATTAGGTTACAAAAAATTATTAAAACTAAATATGAAAAGAAACAAATGAACAAATTATGTACAAATCAAAATTTTAGTGATGTTATTTTTGATTTTTTCAAATACATTAAAGTTGAAAATCTCAAAAAACCAAATGATAAAAATGATACACATGAACAAACATTGCCTGTGAGTTTAACAACTGAAAAAATCATAAACAAAAGTGTGATGACATGTTCAAATTGTAAACAAACATGCTTACAAACATCAGGAGTGTCTTGTAGTAACTGTTCAAACTTTTCAAGCAATTATCGAATCAACTTAAATAATTACAATCATTTTATTAAAACATTTGATGTTGATTTTTGCTTTAACAAATGCTATAATTTGAGCATGAAAATAAACACGGAAAAAATTTTAAGCAATCAAATAACTTTATCAAATTTTGAATTTTGGATACACAATCTACTGTTGGCCATAAATGATAAGCGTGTTTTGTTATCTAATGTTAAAGTCAATAACATTAGTGACACTGAAAAATATTTTGATTCAGTGATTGTCGTAAAAGTTTTTGATAATGATGATATGGATGATATAGTTAAAAATCACAATTTACACAATAATGAAGAAGTAGCAGTGATTTATGAAGACAAAAAATTTATCAAAACAGTTTCTTCTAACACAATTCCTATAGATAGCTTAGAACAAGTTAAATTTATAGTTATATTAAAAGAAAAGATTTATTATTTAAAACAATTAATTTTAAAGTACATCAATTCATTAGAATTAAACAATAAACAAGCATTATTTAGCAATTTTGATGCTGTTATTAAAAAAGCCAAACATATTAATGGTGTGAGTGGATCTGGGAAAACCTTTTCATCAATGCCTTATGAAAAAGGAACAAGCGTTGTGGTCAAACAAATCAATCTCAAAAATAAAATTAAAAAAATAAATACAGAAGCCAATGTGGAAGTTCAAACTTCTTCGTTTTATTTGAACAACAAACAATGGTATAAAAACGTTGTTGTAGAAGAAGCTACTTTATTTAGTTGGCAAGAATTATTTTTGATGTTTAACCATGCACAGAATTTCACATTCATTTATGATATGAATCAGATTTCACATAATACAGAAGAAAGTGGTTTAGGCTCAACTTTACCTTTAAATAATTATTATGACAAAAAATTAACAGAAACCAAAAGGTTTGGTCAAGCCACTTGCAGATTCGTTAAAAAAACCGTAAATATTGACATAACTTCTAAAAAATTAGATGATGTGGTTGAGATTTTTTCAATTGATAACAGTACATTAACTACAGAAATAATCTCTAAAATACTTGTTAAATCAGGGCAGTTGGACATGTTAATAACATTAAGTAACAATGATATTTTGAAATACAAAAAAGTTTTTGATTTGCCAATGACAACAATTGAAAAATCACAAGGTTCAGATTATGATAATGTGTGCTTGATCATTCCATATATTGACTCCTACATTTTGAAGAAATCATTTCAATACACAGCTTACACCAGACATAAAAAAAGGTTAACAATAATAACAACTCGTTATTGTTATGATAAATTGGGTTATCAAAATGTTAGTGAGTATCGGAAAACTTTTAATTTAAATGAAAATGCTGGTATAAAACCTGATTTAATATCAAACTTGTATACAGCATTTGAAGAACAATTTAATTTTGGTTATTTTCAAGAACATTTCAAATTTAATTTTGAAAATATAAATTCAGAAAATGTTTTTGTTAAATTGATAAAATTTGTTTATGAATTTTTAATTAAATTATTTAATTTTTTAAAAAACAGTTCAGAAGCAATGGTAAACAAAATAAATGAAATTTTGATCAAAATTGTAGAATTGTTGTTGGAAACTGATTTCATTCACTATTTTGACAATATAATTATATCTATATTAAAAGCTTTAAACATTAAAAAAGACAAAGGAAAAAACAAAACTGAAGAATATTTTGAAGATGAAACATTTGAAGAAGAAACTACAAATCCTGATTTTGAAAAAAATTTTGAAGAACAATTCAATGAATGGTGTAAGAAAAATAACATTGACCCAACTTCAGGAAAACATAAACATGGGGAAAGTAGTGAACAAGGTGGTTTTTTCTTTTATAAATTTTTTGTAAATAAAAATTTTTTTGATAATTTAAAAGAAAACAATTACATGCTTTACAGTTTTCTTAAATTATTTAAACAAACTCTAACTGGAATTTACACAGTTTGTATTGAAATGCCTGCTAAATTTTATTCAGAAATATTGTATAAATTATTACCTAAAAAACCTTTAAATATATATTATCATAACAATAATTTAAATTTTTCATTAAGATTAGTCGTTATTTCAGAAACTTTGTTTGTTAATCATTTCAATTCAGAAAATAAAATTTTGTATAAAATTAGTGAAGGAAATTATTTTGCACATGATTCAGTTTTTGAAAACATGATGAAAAATTATTCAAGATCAAAAAATATATTGTTTTATGAAGTTTTTGAAATCAAAGAAGAATTAGACACTAAATTTCCCTTACGTAATTCAATATTGTTGGTGAATGAAGATGGAACTGAAATTTTAAATTATCATGTTATTAATGACAGTAGAATAATTTCAGACAAAATATTTGAAATTATCATAAGTTTGAGTTTAAAATACAATTGTACTATAAACAAATCACATGTTGGTTATTCTTATGAATATTTAATCACAACCAATAAAAACACTCAACTCAAAAAATTAATAGATCATCTTACATTACTTTCTATAAATGCTAAATTATATCTTGACATATTAGCCGATTATATTATTTTAGATGATGCCAATATTTGTAAAGATATTCTTTATTTAAGAATGGAAAATATGATTAATTTGGAACTACAAAAAGTTTTTGAAGATGAAAGTGCAGGATCTTTATTAGCTTTATTGTTAGGTATTAGTAATGTGGCTGTAATAGGTTTAGTTTTGAAATATTTTTATGATAAATTACAAGCTGACTTATCTGACATAGACATAAACTTGGATAAATTTTTCAGTAATAAAAGCCAATCATTTTATCACAAACAATCTTTTAATGATCAGAGCGATTTTAATCCTAACACGAAACAAAATGACAATTCAAATGAAAATGGAAAAAAAACCGACATTCCTTTGAATCAAAATGATGATAAAGAAGGAAATAACAGTAATGACTCAGAAAATTCAAATAGTAATAACAGCCAAAATAAAGGAAAACAAAAGATGAGTGATAAAGAATATGAAAAGGCTTATGGAACAATTCCACAAACAGCAACAATAAAGGAATTAGAAGATAAACTAACTCCTGAATACATTAAAACTTTTAAAGAAACAGCTAGCAAAGGTCATCAATTTGATTATAGGTTAAACATTGTTAATTCTTACATGATACCAATGATTCGCAAATTGGCCAGTGAAGAAGATGTGCCTCCACAACTTTACGTTGATGTTATTAATAATTTAAACTCAACAAAAGCTTACTTTATAGCCAATTCAAATTTGTTGAGATTCAACAATATCAAAACATTGTATTTAGCTTACTGTAATAATACTATCTTAACAGACTCACAAATTAGACAAATAGAATATTCGATCGTTTCACAACCAACTTGCAATATAACAACTGAATTAAACCATAAAGAATTATGCAAACAATTATTTATGATAGATAATATTAGATATGTTCCATTAGCCAAATTTGTGGAAAAACACACACTAAATTATATGTTAGATCATATGAAGAGAAAGAACAAAAGGCATGGTTTGCACCAAGACAGCTTGGACAATATTTTAAATTCTAAAAATAGTCAAGGAAAAAAAGACAATTTTGAATCTGGCGGGGCTTACAAATTATATGATTTCATACAATTCCTAATATTAAAATTTGAAAAATTGAAAAAACCTTTCAAAAATTTTGGTGATTTAATCAAAAAAGTATTCATTTCAATTAAAAATTACTTTAATTCTTTTGTTGAATGGTGTAAAAATCAATTTTTGTCAAAAGACAAAGCCTACACATATAGTGATGGCAAATGGCATGAATTTGTGGTCAAAACATGGGAAGAAGAATTGGAAGACATTCTTAAAAATTTAAATGATGCGGATGATGAACCAAATGCTACTAAATTCATGAAAGAAAAACAGGAAATTATTGATTTGATCACAACCCATAAATTAATTGCTGATGATAACTATGTGATACCAAATTTTAATGATGACGAACTGAAAAGCGCAATTAAAAAAAACAATGGGATATACTCAAATGAAAAAGAGAAATATTTGATAGTTATTCCAGTTTTAATTAGTAATATAACTGTCGAAATTTCAGTACATGATCATTATATACATTGTACAGGTGCTGGAGCTCATTTTCTTTTAATCAGATCTACAAATAGGTTGTATGTGTCACAAAATAAAATTGCTAAGCTAATAACCATAGTAGTGGTTAATTTAATGAAAAATGAAGTTGGTGGTTTTATAGGGAAACAAAAAATTATAACTATATTTGAATTAATTAATGCTATTGTAACAGCAATTAAAAAATTTTTTTATGATATAATTTATGGAAAAAAAACAGAAGAAAGTTCAGAATTATTTAAAGATTTAAATGAAACACTCAATCAAAAAATGAAACAAAACAATATTGAAATGTCTAAATTAAATTATTTGTTTAATATAATTGTGAAAAAACAAAAAAACTTAATTGATCCAAACATCACATATAAGTTAAGAGAAAATGATTTATACATTCGAATAAATCTCCATGAATCTATTGAGTTCAATTTATATAGTTTTGATGACACATTAAAAGTTTTGTCAAATTATGCTAATATGAGCGAAAAATACCAGGATATGGCTGCATTATTTATTAATCAATTAACAATGTTAATTAATGATCAAATAAGCTATAAAACTATTAGAAACACTTTATACTCAGATTTTGACATAAGTGACAAAAACTATTATAAAAACCTAATGAATAACACAGCTGATATAGAATATTCACCTGAAATTTTATTAAAATTATTTTCAAATGGAAAAAAATTGAAAAGAAGAAATTTATTTGATTATAAATCTTTCATGGAAACTTATAGAAGAGAAAAATCATCTTTTATTATAAGAGAAGAAGATTTTAAAAAAATCCAAAATGAATTTATCAACAGTTTTTTGAATTTAACTCATGGGGCAGACAATGAAATGTCAGTTTATTATGATCAAGAACAAATAAACACATTCATGTCATATAGAATGGATCCAGTTCATTTAAATGACCCAGAAAAAACTGTCAGTTTGTTTGTTAAAAAAATGAAATTAATGTTAAAAAGAACTAAAAGTAGATCAAATTACTTTATTGTCACTGGAAAAAATTTTTCATTGTTCATGGACAAAGATGATAGTATAAGAATGTTTTTCATATATGAAAATAATACAATTTATTTTTATTATCCTTATTCATTAGAATTATTTAATGTAAACATGTTTAAAATCACAACAATTTTGGGAGATTTTCAAAAATATTATCCTTCAGCAAGAAAATATGGCACAAGCAATATGTATGACACAGCTTATGAAGGATTTGCAGAAAATGGGGGAAAATTTAGTTTCATATCCATTTTAGTAGAAATTTTAACATTAATTAAAACATTAACTTTTACCATTTCATCTGAATTAGTCAAAATCAAAAATATAGCTCAAGTTATGATATGCAAAAAAAGTCAATGTTTCTGTGCTGATTTTTCAAATTCTTTTTTTCCTTTAAAAGAAACAAAAGAATTATTTCAAGATTGTATTATATCATTAAACTTAATGAAAATAAATAATTGGTTTTATGAATCAGGTGTAGATTACAAATTTATCTTTTATTGGGATGTGCAGAAGTTGACTTATATTTTGAGAATTGGTTACACTGATACTATACCTGAACGACTCAAAGTTTTTTTGAAAGAGTTCAAAACAAAATTACATAACAGAATGAATAAATATTGTTCTGGAAATTATGAGAACAAAAAAATGTGGAATTTCAACAATGAAGACTTAGATGAAGCAGCTGGTGCCAAATTCACCAACATGTTAAACAGATTTATCAACTATGACGATAACGACGTGATTGAAAATATTCCACCTGACATGAGAATTAAATTAACAGTAATAGAAGAACTGTTGTTTCCAAAAGATTGCAGCTCAATACATAATGAAGAGGATTTGATTAAAGTATCTGAAAATAAACAATTTGGCAAAATGAATGATGTGTCAGGTTTGAATATTAGTAATTTTGAAATTGATTCAAACCTTAGCTCAAATAAATCAAAGAAATTGATTTTAGTTGCTCATGCAGGATTTGGCAAATCTACCTTTATAAAAGAAAATACTGATTTGTTAATTGCGGATATAGATGATTACAATAACCCTTTACAGTGGTTAAAACTGAGTCATGCAATAAACCCACCTAGCATCTTTGAGTCATACACAGTTGAAGAATATAAGAAAATATTGGACAATTTAATTTATTTTAGCAAATTTAAGATAATTTTTATTCCAGCTTTCGACATTGTTAGTGATAAGATTTTGAAAGATGATAATGTCATAATATATTGTATGAATGATCCTAAACCTTATTTTGAAAGAGGTTATCAATGTATGAGAAATGAAAATATAATTAAAAGTTTTAAGACAAAAGTTGAAATTTTAAAATGCAATAAAATCAAAAATATTAAAAAAAGATTTAAAATATTCAAATTGGACAAAAATTTTAATCATTATGAAAAAAAAAAAAAATACAATGGGAATGCAAATTTTGACAAGTTGATTAAAAAACACTACGATGTTAAAACAATTTTGTTAAGAGTTGCGGTTAATTATTTTTTAAAATACACACATAGCTTATTGTTTGATAAAAAAAATGTAAACAGTCTAAATGCTGAACAATCAATTTTAGACATTTTATTTTATGAAAATACACAGGCTTGTGAAGAAATTATCTATAGCAAAATGATGAAAAACTTATATAGAATCAATGAAGGAGATTATCATGATAATAAAATACAAGTTGGTTATTTAAACTATGAACCGTCATTGTCAAGACCAGGCAATTTTTCCCAATATACTAGCACTAGCAGGGCATTCACACAAAAGTTATTGTTGAGGGAAAATTTAAGAAAATATAAAATGACTCATGATGTTCAACTGAAATATTTCAAAAATAGTTACTTCAACAATGAGAGTGAAAGTTTAATCAAATTGTTTAACGAAAGAAAAATGTGTATAAACACTAGATTAATAGAACAGTGGTTGATTGGTAGAAAAACAAAAAGAATCAACAACAGCATAGACAAGCTTTTAAATCAGGACAGAGATTTTATTATTAATAGGATAAACATCTATGAAAAACAAGAAAACATTACCAAAGGTGATTTATTTCACAATTATAATGACATTTTAAACCGATTAGTTTTATGGAATCCATACAGTATGACTGCTTTGTTTGCACCTTTTTTTAGTATGCTTAAAAACCGTTTTAAACATTTACTTAAATCAAACGTTATTTATGCGGAAGGTTATGATTTAAATGAATTGAACAAAAAAATAAATACTTATAAACATAATAAAAATGATGTATATTTTGAAAGTGATTTAAGCAAACAAGACAGACAAACAGATTCACATTCTTTAGATTTTGAAAAAAATGTTTACATCAACGTTTTGGGAGGATCATCTGAAATAATTGATTATTATTTCAAACAACATGAAAATACATATGTGAGTACAAAATATTTTAAAACTTTTTTGCCACCAATGCGACACACAGGTCAAACTACAGTGGGTTTTGGGAACATCATAAACAATATGAGAACTTATTCAAAATTTTTTTCAGAAAAAAATTTTAAATTTTTATTATTACTAGGAGATGACTTACTGAGTGTTTTGGAAAGTGTAACAGATCAAGAAGTAAAAGATTTGTCTACACACACACAAGTGTATCACAATATGAGAAGCACATACCGAACTGATGCATTGTCTGGCATTTTTTGTCAATTAATATGTAGTCATGACATATTTGGTAATTATATGATAGTACCTAATGTTATAAGGTTGGAGGATAGGTTAAGAAGTTTTTACAAAATTAATTTAGATTATGAGGATCAATTTAAAGCCAAAATAATAAATTTTACTTGGATGATAGGAAAAAATGATCAAACTGTAAATATATGCAGAAAGTATGCAGTTGATCCGCCAGAAGACAGAATATATGATTTACAAACAATTTTAATTTTTAATGACAGATATCATAAAATAGGAATTAACAAAGTCGAACAAATATACAATAACATGATATATGTGTTCAACAATCCAAAATTACACACAGTTGATTTCTTCATTTATAAATAAATGATTAATTGAAATTCTCTTTTTTAGCCATTATAAGAACGAGTTTTTTTCTGACTTTTTGGTTGTTGAGAATTTTGTTGAGCTTTACTC